ATCTGCGTTGATTGGATGAAATCCATCAAGTCCGCCGGGGTATGTACCGCCGCGTGCTAAATGTTCAGTAGTGTCATGTGAACCCGCTCTGAGTTCCCAGTTTCCTACTACTACCGTTGTTCCTGTTGCACCTGATGTTTTAATTTTTAGTTCTTTTGCCATATCTTTTCATCTCCGTTTATATTATCTCCAAGACAACCTCACTTAAGGTCTCTTACGCTCCCTTGTGCACCGAAGAAAGTAGTCCATAGTTCTCCCATGGTTCTGTATAGCCCTTCTTGGCCCAATCTGTTTATTGCGAATGGGTCACCAGTCTCGATGCCGCTTTCGAAGTATTGTGTTGGAATTGCTGTGCTGAAGTACAGATAGTCAGTATCTAGGTAGTACATTCTGCTGATTCCATCAGCCTTCATGTCCTTCGTTGGGATGATTGGGACACCGTTGTATGTTGCTACGATGAAACCAGCCTCGATTCCGGGTACACCCTTTACACCGTTGTAGGTAGGGGTAACTCTCTTCTCTTCCATGAATCTCTGTTGGGATTGTAGTAGTTGCTGAATCCTCATTAGAGTATCGTATCCAGTTAGGATAACTTTCGGGTTTCCACCACGAATCCACATCTTTTGGAACATTTCGTCCATGATGTCTAGTGTTAGAACTCTTTGATTTCCTGCTGAAGCGTCTGCTCCACAGGATACCTCTGCTCTTGACCAAGAGTTGGTAGCCCTAGCAATCGAGTAGATGTCTAGGTCTCCTACTGCATCGACGTGTGGTGTACCACCGCTTGTTCTTAATCCAGTCAAACCGTTGGTTGTACCGTCTTGTGCAGTCACTCTGTCGAGGGACTCGAAGTTGTTTCCTGCTGGGGTGTCGACGTCTGTTAGTAACATCTTGTTGACCATTTCAGCGTGGTGCTTACCCATCTCTTCTTTCATTACAGAGCGGATATCTCCCATTCCATCATCCTTATCAGAAAGGAAGATAGCAGTTTCAGACATATCGAATGTGTGAGCGATTGTCTTTGGTTTTGCTGCTACATGCTGGAACTTTGGCCTAACTGTCTCAGGTAGTGTTGCGTTCTCTGCAACTCCGCCGTGTAGCGTACCGTCGTTGTTAGGTCTCTCGGTTATGACACGCCATCCTGACCTGTCCCAAGGTTTCTTAGGTAGTATAGAGAAGGCGTTGAACTCTTGGTTCAGTTGTGACCATACCTTGCGTCCGTAGATTGCTTGGTAAGTACCGCCAGTTGTGGACAGCATAGGGCTGTCAGCCTTCAACAATTCGCTACCACTGTATGAGTAGCCCATTGCATTTCCTGCGCCATAGTAGTAGCGCTCCATGTCAGTTATCGTTCGTACGTAATTTCTTGCCATTTTTCATCATCTCCTATTATTATATTCCTGAGTAGTTTCATTCGAACGTCTTAGACGCCAAATGGTGTACTTCCTCCCATGTCATTGTTGCTAAGTCTTCAGTCGAAGGAACTACCACGGATGGTGCGCTCTCGGACTTGCGGATTTCGCCTCCTGCGGAAGGAGTTACTATTTCATCCATTCTTGCACCTAGTGCTTCGATGGATTTCTGTATGTCACCAAGAGGGCCACGTGCATCGAAGGCTAGTGCCTCTGATTTTGTAACCTCGTCTTGTCTCTCAGCAGCGAAGCGAGTAGCGAATTGCTTCTCTAGGTTTGCCTTGAACTCTTGTTCCATTGCTGCTGCTTTGTATACTTCGTATGCGGATTCTACATCTGCATCGGATGCTGATGTCACGAAATCGGATTTTGCGACTTTGCCACCGCTTCCAGTAGTTTTACCGACTGCGCCAGTAGATGGGTTTCCACCTTCTTGTACTCGACCTTTGACTTGACCTGTGTGTTGCTCGTATCCAGCATCCCACTCTTCAGGAGTAGAACCTAGGTTGGCTTTCTCCAAGTCATCGAAGTGCGCTCGTGCAGAATCAGTGTCTACACCGCCACTCTTCAAGGTGTCTTCCATCCAGTTTAGGTACTCGGATGTAATGACGTCTGAGTATTCTGAGGATTTTTCGACAGGTGCTTCTGTCACTACTTCTTCAGAGTTCTCGGATTTCTCCTTGTCGTCTTTGTCGTCGTCTTTCTTACCTGCTTTCTTGTCCATTGCTGCCGCAAGTGCTGGTGGCATGGCTTTCTCCATATCATCCAGTCTACCTTCGAGGCGTGATAGGACATCGCCAAGTTGTTTCATCATTTCATTATCGTTTTCTGTTTCTGTCACTGTATTCACTTCCGTGTTGTTTTTGTCTTCTTTTAATATGCTGAATGTTGCTTCGGGATTGATGCCTTTTTCACAAATCGTTATCTCGTGTAGTTCCAGTTTGCTAATTTCTTGGTAATCTCCTCGTTTTGGGTCTGATTTTCTGACTCTCTTAAACGCTTGACCACCGATACTGAATCCTCTGAGAACGCCTTTTCTGATTTCTGCTGAAACCTCTTTTGCTTTCTCGATGTCGTTACGTAATTGTACTACTACAAACATTCCGACATCATCGACTTCGCTTTTCCACAACCTCCCTTCGCTATCTGTGTAATTCGGTACTACATCTCCAACTTGTATATTACTGTGAGCCAATTGAACGTTTCTGTATGACGGATTTTCCATGAACTTCCGAAATGCGTGTTTCAATGCCTCCTTTGTTATTACGTCGCCTTGCTTGTCTACAACTTCCACACTGGCATAGCCAGCGACAATGAGGTCGTTTCCTCCCTTGAGAACGACCAGTGGGTCGTCATCCTGTCTGAAAAGTTGTTTACTTCCGAGCACACTATCAGTAGGAACGTAATGCGTTACTACTTCAATGCTCCGGGACTACCAATCAAGGTTTCTACAAAGCATTTTCGTTGTACTGCGTGGCATTTCGTGCCATCTTTTTCCTTCTTCCGGGATAGTCATCAGGTTTCTCAGGGTCTTGCTCCGGGCGCTCTTTCATATCCCAATCAGGAAGACTCTGCTCGGCTGTAAGGGTCGTAGGGCCTCTAGGACTCTCAGTACCATCCCCCACATCTATGCCTAATCCCCTTCCTCCGCTCATAGGATAATGACCTGCGAAGCCTTTGTCTAGTTTGTCTAATGTCTTTTCTATCAGTAATAGAGCCTTCAACGTGTCTTTCGGCTTGAGTATGATATTCTTGTCTTTCTTAGGTTTGAGTATACCTGCGCTTTCTTCCTCTATCTTGTCTGAGTCTTCCATTGCGGTTCTGTATGGCTCGACCTCGCTCTCCTCTCTTATTTCCAACTCTTCCTTCTTCAGATAGGCAAACCCACTCTCCCAATATGGTCGTAGGCTTTTCGCTAGTCTGATTGAGTAGTCGGAGTCGGATACCGAGCCTATTGCCGCTACTGGATTAACAGGGCCTTCGTCGCTCATCTCATACTTTACTAGGTCTTCAGGTAATTTAATTATGAAATGCTCGTTTTCAATTTCCATTGTGAAAGGTACATGGTACAATATGTCCTCTTTTGCTAACATTACCCACTTAGGGTGTTTGTCTTCTCCCTTCATGTAAGTCGACTTTGCATCTCTAAGTAGAAGCATCTTGTTCTCTTTTCCTAGAGATTCTACTGCATTCTTCAGACCCACTTCATCTGTCACTCGTATGTCTGATGGACTTGGCACATGCACTGGATGATAACTATCGAATTGTCCTCTCAGTAATTTAACTCTCTCACGAGTGGTTAGTTCCATAACTTGGTCATTATCATACATGAGAATGTCTGTTATGAATAAATCACCATCCACTAATGTAGCATCTATGATGTAGTTCTTCTTACATGACGAACGTAATGAAGACCGCATCTCGTCGCTGGTGGATTGAACTTCGCCATCTTCGTTTTCTAATTTTACATTGTTGCCTTTCTTGGTAACCTTACATCTCACGCCTTCTCTATGAACAGACACTACCCATTCTCCTGTGAATCCTCTCAGTTGTGTCATATCTTCCAAATCAAATATCCTATGCATAGGTTCAATCAATGGTACTTCTTTAGGGACATCCGATTTACCGAATAACTGCCAATCGTTCTGCGCAGGTAGAGTTCCCTCGATTCCGGGAGTGTTCATAGGAGCGCTGCTAGTAGGAATATGCGAATCGTACATTGCCTGTACATGTTCTGCATTATGAGTATCTGAAAGAACTTGTTGCACAGACATTCTAGGTATAGGATTGTAATTCGTCGGTTGAGGATTAGAACCTACAACTACATCGCTCCCATTGAACTCTAGACCAAATTGTGCTATACCCTCCTCACCAGTGTGCATTGCACCGTCGTTTATCACATCCATCGGGACTACTCCTTGTTGACTCTCTATCGAGCCTATCTTCGCATCTCGCCTCAGTCCTACTCTATTCTCAGTGGCAGTGGGCATGTCAGATGATATCTGCTCAGGCGCCATCGCTGTATCGAGCATCATGATGTGGCTGGCGATGTCTTTGACGCGGTTGTGCCTCTGTGCTTCTCTCCAACCTGTCGTCCCTTCGAATACAGGATGCAATAGTGGGTCACCACTCCTAGATTCAGCCTTGCCTCTCTTCTGCTTGGGAGGTTCGTGTATCGCTAGTCCGTATGCATCTAGTTGCTTCTCGCTCACTGGTCTGTTCCTCTCTGCGGTCTTGAAGTGATTGCCTATCCAAGATATCGCATTGTGTAGCGGTATCCTCTGTGCGAATGTCTTCAATGCATTCTTTCTACCGGGGTCGTTGCTTCCCTTCGGCCAGTCTCTCTTGTCATTGGCGAGTGCGATGTCTAAGGAATCGTGAGCGCTATCAAGTCCTAATGCTGGGCTGAACATGTCAGAATCATCACTGTTCCAAGGCACTCCCAGTCCTGCTAGTTTACCAAACGACATAGCGACCACATCTGAGTTTAGACTAGATAGCCAATTCCTAACGTACTCTCGGTGCGCCTCGTCTTTGGGTAGTCCTAGTTTTTCTAGGGTCATGTCTGCTTCCTTGGTACTGGCATTTGAGATTGGGCTTATCGTATGCCCCTGTCTAACTGCGTCTTGCTGAAGCAATGTCGAGAGGGTTGCGAACTTGTCACTACTGGTCTCAAGTTCGATTTGCCTGTTCTCATAGCCATGAGTCACTCCTCCATCTCCTCCAGTATGATGCAGGGACCGTTGTGCACCGGATATCAGTGCGTGAGTATTCAACAGTGCTTTGGGATTATCAGGATGAAATGCGTCGGGATGTGTCTCTTCCACTAATGGTCTGAGTCTCTGCGCCTCTCTCAGGACAGCGCCGTGGTCTCCGAAGAGCATGCTCTCCATATTAGCATCTGCACCGAATTGACCTCCTGTGCCTTTGGTGGACATGGCTTCTCTTTCGGCTGCGTTTCTCTCTTGAACCATTGTCCTGATTCTTTCTCCTATCTCTTGTAGTTGCCCTTTAGGAGTGTTAGGGTCATTGAGAGCCTCTTCAGCAGCCAGCAGTTCATCTTCGAAACCCTGTTCCATCGTATCTATCGGTTTGGAGAATATGGGTAGATTGCCCATGACATCCCCTACCTCCACTCCTTCAGGCATCATCTTATCCGCATTCTTGATGAACTGCCTCAAGGGTATGAGTGAGGATATAGCATCTTTCAATCCTCGATTGACTCTACCATTCAGTAATGACATCAAATGAGTCTGAGATGCATTTCTACTGACGGATACATCTCCTCCAGCCTCTGCTCTTCCTTTTGCTTTCTTGTTCTTGCTTCTAGTGACATTTGTCTCTACGTATGGATTGTGATGAGCGAAAGTATCCTTATCCAATACGAGATTCTGCATCCTAGGGTGGATTTCCCTGTCAATCTTCATGTTACTAGGTATACCGTCTTTTATCATTCTGAATAATTCAGGATGTCTGCTGGATATGTGCATATCACCTGAGTTCTTGATGTTCCTTCCTCTAGTGCCCCTTCTCGATGAGAAGGTGTCAGTCTTCGCTGCTATCCCATGCGCAGTATGGTGAGCCTTTACTCCAGCAGGTAGATAATGAGGCATTAACTGAGATATCAGTCCAGTGGTATCAGTAGATGGACTGATTGAGCCATCATTCATCTTGTCACCAATCCATGATGATTCTCCCCCTACTAAGTTAGCGTATCTTTTCCTCTCTACGACTTCACCATTCTCACCAAGAATGTCTCTAGGCCTATATTCAAACTTCGATGCGTCTGCTAGATGGTCATGAAGCAATTCAGCATGAGTTGTCTTTTGCATGTTAGCACCGCTGACATGTGTAAAGGGTTTCGAGAACGGCCAAGCCAATCCCCTGAGTTTACCATCATCTTCATAGAAATGACCATGCTCGTCTTCGGGTAACTCGTCCTTGTGAAAAGCGTTTATCCCAGTTCTGTGTGCAGCCATAGCGTGTCTGATTGCTTTGCTTCTCTTTGCAGCGCCTACTCTGCTTTCGATTTCGTCTAAGACTACATCCATCATCATCTTTGGTAGCAGTGGCCCACTCTGTCCACCGAAAATTGGATGAAGGGAGTCTTCGCTCCCCACAAGTTCTAGCAGACCCTCCTTGCTGAGAAGAGCATCGCTGTCTCCGCGTATCATCTTCAGTTTCCTGAGCGCTTGCTTCAAGTCTGAGCCTTTAGCCATCTCGTTCATTAACTTCTTTCTATCTGAATCTTGGAATGGGAAAAGGTTTCGATTGTCCCTCTTCTTCTCAGGGTCTTCGTCCTCCGCACCGTGATGCAATAGGTCATCTCCCTGATACATCGCCTCTAGGTTCTCCATGAGTTCATCGAATGCGGTGCTGTCGAACATCTTGATTTTGTTGTCGTTGCTGTCGTACTCGTAAGGCTCGTCATCCCATATCTTACCGTCTTTGATGTACGTGCTTTTCAGGGCTGCTGACACCATCCCCTCATCGCCGCCTATCTCCGTGTCTTCCGCACTTTCGATGTTTGCGTGTGTATTTGCTCCAGTGTATCCTTGTCTTCTAGAGAAATAGTCGTCTTCCGCACCGTTTCTATGCATGAAGTTCTTCTTGAGACGAGTCATGCTAATCTTGTGACCATCTTCCAAATCGACAGTCTGATGCTTAGGATTGTCAGTTCCGTACTTGTCTATGTGGTCTAGAACCATGCTTCTCTCTTTCGGCGATAGAAACTCAAGACCGTAGTTGTAGGTTTCCCATCCCATACCATGCGCATGCGTTTTGCTCACGGGGTCACCCATCAGTTCCTTCTTGGCTTCTTCTTCGTTGTCGAGTGGAGGTAATGTGGTATCCATCAATCTACCCATGATTTCCTCTTGGCTAGGCTCTTCGCCCAATATGCCCTCTTCAGTTATATTGTTACTATCGAGCAACTTCATTCTCCAGTCGAAGTGGGCTTTATCCATATCAGCCCCAGTGCGCTCCAACTTGTCCAAGTCTCTGACGAAAGCCTCTCTCTCTTCATCTCCCTTGATATGAGTGCCTCTTCTCCATCTGTCCATGTCTCTCATTCTGAGAGTATGCTGATGCGTGGTCTCTTCCCCACCAGCAAACGAGTATTTATGCCCCGGTCTGTCATGATGCATTCCTTTGTAGAATCCATGTTTGTGGGCTTCCTCTTCCTTTGTGTGGAACTCCTTGTGTGCATCCTCGATTCCCATGGATTTCTCTGCTAGGGATTGTCCACCATCCTTATTGAAGTAGAAGTTTTTGAGTACGTCTTCCCATTCAGGCATATTGGTATCTGCCCTTCTCCTTCTGATTGGGTGGTGCTTTTCGCTGAATGGGTCTACATCTAGATAGTGACCCTGTTGTATTTGCTCACTGTCCGATTCTGTTGGTTCTGTAATTAGGGTTTCAGGGTTATCCCTATCTAATTTGTATGTGAATGGTAGTATCTCAGGCCAAAGCCCATGTCTCATCTCTCTAGGAATCTCATTCTCTTTCAGATGGTCGCTTGCTGATTGTCCCGGTTTCTGAGCAGAGTGAAACTTGTAACCATGCTTCTTATTGTCCGCCTTAGTCCAGTGCCTCTTGACTCTACCCTCGTATGCGTGCATCGCTGGTATGGGCATCAGCATAGCAGGACGATAGTCGGCCATCGGGTTGCCTTGGCTTCCGCCCTCACCCCCGCCTTCTCGCTTTAGTATGAAATTACTGTAAGAGAGACAGACGATATCCTCGTCTCTGAGGTCGTACTCTATACCATGATTCTTGAGGTTGATAGTGGACAGCAGGAAGTCTCCTACTTCTTGAGATGGCTCTGAACCGCTATATATTGCTTTCAAGAGTTCATCCCGGTGTCTCAGATAGACATCGACTGAATCCTCTTGCATATCATCACCGCTCATCCCCTCATCGCCGAAACGTAACTAGGGCAATTTGCCAATGGCATTCCTGCGTGCATTTTACACATTTCATGCACAGTAGCACCGCAAGTTCCGCAAGGAGACATATTGGCTACGCCTTTTATGACTCCTACTGAACCCAATTTTACCCCTCCACGAGACGATTAATGTCATCGTGTGGGTTTCTCGATGAGGATTCTGCTTCCATGTTCATTGATGATGAGGATGCGCCTTTGTTAGCCACATCGTCTGAATCTAGTAGAGATTGGTTGGTTTGATACTGAGCGTTGAAAGTCTGACCTCCTGACTCTGACATGAATTGAACCCCACCGGGTCGTGTGTCAAATGAAGTTTCTTTGTGGTGCTCCCCTTTCGACACTGAATGGTCTCCGCAACTTGCTTTACAAACTCCGTCTTTCAAAGCCTTTCCACATGATGGACATTTCTCAGCCTTGCTTAGTTCTTCTGCTTTCTCAAGAAGACTCTGTGCTTTTGCTAACATTTCGTATGCTTCATTGGATGCGGGTGTGTATCTTGGTCTCATTCTAGTACATCTCCTTTACTTCTTTGTGTTGAGCAGCCATATCGTGTATTTCTGACCAACTCATTTCATTGATTTGCTCATTGCTGTACTTATCTAGATTATCAGCATCTATACCTTGACTCTTCAATATGTTAGTGTCCATGTCATTGCGGAATGCATCTACTGACACATCTTCTGATAGTGGTGTGCCATAGGGTACGAAACCTGCTTTTTTGAGTATGTGGCTTGGGTTTTGTATGAGTCTTCTCAGAGAGGCATTCTCAGCCTTGATTAATTGCATGTCTGAATCCATCGACTCCATCTTGGTGATGAGAGTACTCATCAGTTTTCCTGCATCGCCTTCATCTGACATTTCTTTCCCTCAAACTCTTCTTCCAAAAGTGCTACGTGCTTTTTTCATTGAGGGGTTACTTCTAGCAGACATGATTGTACCGGGTAGTTGCCTGTCTCTTTGAGTAGGGTCGAACTTCGCTCCTGTCTCGTTGTACTTGATAACTGGGCTTTGTTGTTGCCAGCCGTTGTCAGGAGTAACTACTGTATCTTCTGATTTTCTTATTGCTATCAGCAAATCATCCTCAAGAGTGCTTGCGTATTTTAGAATCTCAGTTAGGTGCAATCTTGCAGCATCTGTATTTCCGTCTTCTATTGCTTTGTTCAAACCTTCGTTATGGGAGTTCATTTTTCTCGCCATAGGGTGCATTTTGATTAAGTCCATGGTCGTCACTTACCTGTTGCGAAGTCGCCTTTGTTCTTTAATCATGCGCCTCTTAACCGTCTTGCGTTCAATAATGCACGACTATTGTCTTGCGCTTGAGAGTTTTCAGGGCCTCGCTGTTGTACTGATGATACTGGTGCTCCGCCGCCGAAAGATGTTCTGCTCTGAGGAGATGCAGGGCCTCTAGGTGTTCGAATGCCTTGCCCCTCTCCTCCGGGTTGCGATGGCGGCATCATTCCGGGTGGAACTGCACCCATCTGCGCACCCATAGCACCTGCTGTTGCTGCACCCGGCAATCCGGGTGGTGGTGACATTCCGGGAGGCATTGGTGATGGGCCGTCTTGCTCAGGGTTTATTTCTCTGTAAGTGAATCTTATGTCTCTGTCTCCTTGTTCCATGAGTTCGGGCTTGTAACCCAGCATAGCCATTCTCTGCGCTAGATTGACTTCCATCTCATCTCTTCGTAGACGGGTTATCTCATCTTCCTCCTCATTTGGATAGAGAGTTATCTTCCAATCAGTGACTTGCATCTGCTCTAGCATTCTAGGGAACAGCACTTGAGTGTACACTTTCTGACCAAACTCAACTGCTCTGTTTGTTACTAGTATCTGCATTCCCTCGTTATTCAAACCACCGCTTTTACCGCTATCAACCATGAAGATGCTACTTACACCGTAGAATGCGGCTATTCTATTTCTCATTTCATCACGAACTGCGATATATTGCATTTCTTCTAGTGTATCCATGAACTTGACCCAATTGACTCCCCCTCTACCAGTCTGACTCTCTATACCCACTTTGGGAATGTAATGAGGGTCTCTCTCCATCTTCTCATCAACTGATTTCCAAAACGATTTCATCGATTCTAGGTTATCAGTCGTGACGGAGATTATTCCTTTCGGGCTTCTTCTCTTCTGATATGCAGTGTACATGTAGTTGTCCATTGCTGTGAGTGTCATAGCCTGTCTCCACATTGTGTTGACTGGGCTTCTACCGTAGAGTTTTGATGGATTGTACTTGCTGAGATGCAGTACTTCTCCCTCTAGGTAATATTGAGTTTTACCGCTACCGGCCATATTTGCATAGTGAGCCTCCTGCATATTATTGCCGCATACTTCGCACTTGTCGTCTTGACCGGGATACGATACTTGGTCTCGATGTAATGGGCACACTTTGTATCTACCACCACGCACCCCTCTCTTGTCTGAGATGATTCTCATGAAAATCGGGTCTGCTCTGATTATCTCTTTTACTTTGAAGAATTGTATCTGTGATGTTTCAGGGTCTACATAATACTCCTTAATGAGTATCAAGAATGCGTCATCCACTACGTTGAGGTCTCTCTCAATCTCAAACAACACGTGCATGAAGTTTTGCTCCATTGAGTTAGTCTGCTCCAACAGGTGCTTCGGATAGATGAGTTGGTTCACATCAGGCGCTCTAGTAGGAGAGCCACATAGATTGCATTCATCTACATCGTGATTGTATTCTTCACCACATGCGGTGCATTTCTTTTGGAACTTCTTTTCCCAGTAGTACCCTCTTCTGAAAATCTCCTGACTGAGTTTTGCGAGCACTGTTCTTAGTATGAGATTCTCCTGAGATACAGCATATAGTGCTGGTAATGTGATACCTTGTGCTAGAACTGGCTCTTGTATACCGGTCGTATACAGGGGCATTTGAGGTTCAGGGGTAGTTCTACTACGAAATGGATTACCTAAAGCAGATAGGAATCGCCCTATTGCGCCTTTCTCTTCATCTACCATTTTATCGCCTCTGCCCACTTTGTCACGTCGTCAGCCTGTACGCCCCACTCATCTAGGAGGGCGGTAGCCTTCTTGGTGTCATCGCTCCAATTGTAGTATCGCACCACTTTAAGCAATTCGTTCTTTCGCAAGGAATCATCTTCTTGTATGAATGCTAATACTGCTTTGGCTTGAGTCTTTTTCATCTCTAGGAACGGTAGAATCCCCTTGAGAAGTTTTGATATGTCTGCTTTGGAGTAGAACTGCAATCGATGCTGGCTTCTCTGTGTGTCGCTGTATATCTTTTGGTCTAGTTGCAGAATCCCGCATCCTAGTGTTTTCTGTAATTGCTCACAGTGTATCTTGCCTCTACTGCCTGTTGCGATGAATCCCGCTCTAGGTTCTCCTCTTTTTGTGATTGTGATGTAACCGTCTGCATCTAGGAATCCAGCAGCATACGCCCAAGGGTCTTTGATTATCAATCCAGTCTTATCCATCTTGACGAAAGTACCACGACTATTACCACTTATCACATCTACTTCCTCACCATACATGTTCAAGAGTTTGGATAGTTTTGTGGATGTCATGCTTTTATGCAGTACTCCCTGCTCCATGAGTTCCTCGTGAATGGTTCTACCAGTCATTTCACCTCTGTGTTGCAGTAGTTCTGCTGTCTTCTGTATTGACTCCTGCTCTTTCTCTGTTAGTCTATCCATCTGCTTGAGAGTGCTTTTCCATATCTTTCTAGCATCTCTCTTGGATTGCATGGCATCTACCCAAGACTTCTTTTCCTCATCTCCCCAAACATCATCGTATTCATTTAGCATCTTCAGTGTTTCATCGGCTCGTTCCCATTGATGACATGCTCTTTGCAGACTCACTCTCCGGCTATCTCCGAACTTTCTGAGTGCCTTCAAATCATTGTCATTTACGCCTATGTCTCTTATTGTGTCTGAGTATTTCAAACACCAGTCGTGCATCTTCAGGGTCGCTTCCATCTCCATCGATTTCAATGACCTTATGTCGTTTATCGCCTTGTCTATGAAATCTTTCTCATCCTTGTTGTGTCTTCTGACGCTTTTTAGCCTCTTCACTAAATCAGTTGCAGAGTAGCCCAAGTTAGTTTCAAACCATCCTTCTCCATTAGCAGGAAAGGCTGACATTCTATTCATCTCTCCAAAATGTAGTGTTTACGTTATGCTCTTCCATTCTTGTTCCATTTATCAAATCGTTCATGGTACCATCCAACTCCCTTTGCTTCCGCCGCTGACCCAAGAGTCGAAGCCGGGCATGTAATCGTCTAGTAAGACCACATTTCCCTTGAACTCCTTAGATGCCCAATTAGCCAAGGCTAAACTCATAGCCAAGTCGTCATGCACACCCACACTCTCCAGTTTTCCATTCTTCTGCATACCGAATCTGTTGAGTTCCTGCTCAAGCAGATGCGTGTACTTCCTACTGCGGTCGTCACCGTATGGTGTTTTAATAATACCCTGCTCGAATGCCAGTAATAGAGACATAAACAACGATTCCTTCTTGGTTCGTGTTGTCATGAATACTCTGATTGGCATGTCCGATGCCATCTCTCTCATTTCCTGCTCCAGCATTCTTTGGAAGTTGTTACCCTCAAGTTCTATCAAATCCGGTTTGAACTTGTTATTCAGCATGACCATCATCCTCTTCTGTGCCATAGACGACATACCACGTTGATGCACTACGTGCAGTATCTCCTTCCTTTGCTCGTCGGGCTTGATTCTCATGACTGTCATGGCAGTGAAGTCAGCGTTCTTGTCAGATGCGATAGCAGGGTCATGACCGATGAAGTGCTGTCCGAAGACGCCATCAGCCTCACCTTCTTCGTTGTAATTGGTCTCCGCTCTGTCTATCATAACCAAGTTGGGGTCTCTTGCCTTTTCCAATATCGTCATTGGGAACATACTCGCTACGTCATGTATAGGCTCACATAGATATTCACGTGTGAATTGTATCGCTGGCATCGACATACGCCTCTCATCAAGTGCTTCCTTGTTCCATCTCTCAGGCCAAAGAGCAACGCCTTCGGCATCAATAGCCGGATAGGTCTCTACTCTGAATGTCTTCTTCTGCTCCAATTCAGCATACAAGTCGTTGTATGAGAATGGGGTGCCTACCATCATGAGTTTGCTACTGTGGTGGAGCACCGGAAGTAAGACACCATAGAACCAATCAGCGGTCTTTGCCAATTCACTTGCTGTCGTTCCCCATAGAATATCGTCGCAAACAACCACATCAGGGTGGAAACCACGAGTCGCTCCACCTACTGACTTAGCCATCATACGACTACCATTTGAGAACTCAAAGTAAGATTTGGCCCACGGTTTCCCCTGTGGCTTGAGATGTCTCAGTACTTCATTCTCCTCTATTAGATTGCGAACGAATCTCATGTGCTCAAGAGTCTGCTCAAGAGAGTGGGAGAATATCATGATGTGCTTGCCGGGGTTGAATGCGGCAAGCCACAATGCGTATGCCATGAAGAATACGGACTTCCCATGGTCACGAGAAGCCTTGACGCAATAGTACTGAGATTCCTCAAGCCCCTCCTTCCAAGACTCGTGGTGGTGGTTGTAGAGAAAGCCCAATACATCTACAAAGAAGTACTTGAAGGACTTCTTGCACATTTCTCGGTCTGTTTTGAGGATGAACTCTCTCATCTCTTCATTGGACTTCATTGCTCAATACTCCTGTTGTATAGCATCGTAGGGATTATTCGGTCTACCATACTCATCCATCATAGGATTATACGGATTCGGATTGCGTACTGCAACTCTATCAGTCGTCATGTTGGCTGTTGGCTCTGCGAGCATTCCTTGTTGGTCGTCGTGCTCCTCTTCAGTAAAATCAACGTCGATAGGGCCGTCTCTCCTCTGCCTTGGGTCTGCTGTTCTATTCGTAGGAACTAGAGCAGTGGTATTCACGGGTTCTGCTGGTATATCACTGCTCATGTTCCTACCACCGAATCTTCTTCCTGCTCTTGCTGCAAAGTCCTCAAGGCCCTGTGAACCGTAATATCCTGTCATTGCGCCTTGCCCAGCAGCACCTATGACGCCCGGCTGACCGCTGGACGTCTGATTGTACGCGGCATTGAAAGCACCGAGTCCGGCAAGCCCGTATCTAAGTGCATGACCTCTTTTCTGATTATCTAAAGCGAAGTTATGACTGTCACTGCCTATCTCTCCGTATCCCGCATCTGTTAGTTGCTCAGGTGTCATCATACTACCACCTCCTAGTAAAAATGAGACTCCCGACCCTCCTGAACCTACATTTGCCGCCATTGTTGGCGCTGCTTGCTTAATGAGTATCTTACTCATCTAACCCCTCCAAATGCCACCTTCACGACTTTTACTACTGTGTCGTCGTAACCATAGGTCTTTGATATTCTTTGCCAATCGCCTTGACTGTGTAGTATTGTCCTGACGTCGAGAGGAGTAATTCCCATCATCTTGGATATGTGATTTATGTCGTTGATTGAGTGTGAGTTGAATGTGTTATTCGGGATATGCTTCATGACAGCACCATCGAGTCTTGCTTCCTCAAGTTGTAGGAGTTCTACGACTTTTGCCACGTTCTCAGACTTGCCGAAGTCGAAGAGTCTAGTCTGATATGGGTCTCCTGCTGATTCTTGGAATTGCCTGAGTCTCTCTTCAGAAGCATACTGAGGCGTGGTTCTTCCAGTGCTAGCATAATGCTGCAACTCAGCAGGTGTCATTCCGAGTTGTGGCTCTTCTATTGGTCTGCCCTCAGTCGGTAGGACTCCCACGTTTCTCGTATAGAAGTCTCTAACTTCATTTAATGGGGCTTGAGCGAATCTTGCCCTTGCTTGCTGTTCGGGATTCAAGCCGGGAGTGGTGGGACTGACTGGGCTTCTCACTCCTACCCTCTGCCTGTCTTCCATTATTCCGGGATACCTAGGGGAAGCAGGAAGTTGTGGTGCGGGTGGGGCTACTTGAGTTGCAGTCTCGCGCATTGGCGCACCTGCCGTTCCCCTAGGCTCACCCGTCAATGTGGTAGCGCTCTGTTGTTCTCCGACTGGGGTGATTGATTCTAACTCATCCGAGTAAGGAATGTGTGCTGGCACGCCCAGCGACATCCCATCATCAGATGTACCTCCCTGTATAACGTGGTCTA